CTCCGCGCCTTCGGTCGTAGCATCAGCGTTTGCTGTAAACGAAACAGAACCAGTGTTGTTATTGATTGTAATTGTACCAGTTAGTGAAGACAAACTAATATCGTTTGCTGTAATTCCTGTGCCGGAAATAGTGTAACCGAGATTCGTACCATTCGAGACATTCGCAGTCGTCACCGTAAAGGTTGCTGCAGAAGAACCATCTTCATCGATCGAATCGACGTCGAAGGAACCTGCATAAGTTGCTGATGCGGGTGTTAAACTCGTATCAGTAACTTCTATGGTTGCTGTGTCGAGAACATTAGAATAACCTGTATCTGTTGATAATGCAACTTCCAGAGTAAATGATTCGGTTCCCTCGGTTGTATTATCTTCAACAACTTCGACTGTAAAACTTTGTGAAGAAACATTCAATGGCGCGCCGCTAAAGACGGTACTGAACGATCCCGAACTTGCAGTAAAATCAGATGCGCCGGACACGATCCTCCAGATAAAAGTTTTCGCCCCGCCGGAGTTATTTTCTACGAATGAGAAGGTTTGCTGGCGATCATTAGTTTCGTTCTTTATTACAGATTCCGGCGTTAATGCTTATGAAGAATAGACGACACCATACTCCGCGTTTCTAAATTCGTGTATACTAATCGTCGACGCATCTGTTGCATCGATACCCGTCCCGTGCAAGTCAGAATAGGTTGCGTTCAAAGTGAGACCAGTCGCATTGCGAATATCGGTATCGTTTAACGAAACTTCTGTCTGGTGGGTTCCCCCAACAGCAACGTGGATATCGTTAAGCGATATATCATTTATTGGTATATTAGCCATTGTATGTTATATCAAAGTTTCTTGTTGATTTCGTGTATTGCTGATTGATTTCTAATACCGATGTTTTTAGCATTAGTGACCAGAGATTTTAACTCTTTGATTTCTTGTCTCAGTTTAGCGATCTCGTCAAGGTCGACCGCGGATGGCGTTTCTTGTACTGTATTAGTCACACTCGTCAATTTAGTTCCACCCTGTTCTAGAACATCAATCCGACTTGAGAGTTTCTTCGCCTCTTCTGCGCTCGCAGATAGAACGGTCAGTTCTTTGATTGCTTCGACTAAGACCGGAATCACCCCTTCGTATTTGACGGCAAGTTTTCCGTCGGTCGGACGTTTAACCACAATGTCCGGAATGACTTTAATAACTTGTTGGGCGAGTAACCCGATGTCGTGCCGTCTAACATAATATCCATCAATCCCGCCGCGCTGGTGTATAACTTCCTCGGTCCAGTCGAAAGAAATGCCGTCGAGTTGCCTAATGACTTCGAGGGGGTTCGGTATTCTTCTAATGTTTTCTTTCATCGTTATATCAGAAGATGAATATGCAACCACGTTTGAGGCAGACCTAATCTCTCCAGATGCAGATATAGTTCCACCCGCACCCTGCGTTGTAATTGAACCAGTGATCTGAATATTACCATCACCGGTGATGTCGTTAGAATTTACATCCAATCCACCGCCTAACTGTGGTGTTGTATCGTCAACAACACTAGCGATACCGGAGCTCGCATTGCCGACCAGATCAGCGCTATTCACCCATTCGCCTTCCGAATATTTCAAAACTTGACCGTTGGACGGATTCGTAATAGTAACGTCGCCGATATCTTCTAGATTGTCAATAACTGCATCGGGCGCAGATGTTAAGTAATTCTGATTGGCGACCCATGTTGTTGTAGCAAAAGATGCAAGATCGGCTGATATTAGGTAATTCTGCTCTCCGACCCATGTTTCGGTTGCAATTCCATCAGGGAGACTGGTTAAGTAATTCTGCTCGCCGACCCATGTTTCGGTTGCATAATCCTGACTAATTACCCATCCCTGTAAAGAATCTACTTCAAGAGATGTTGCGTAACCTTGATTAATTACCCAATTTTGCAAAGAATCTAATCCATCGGTTGATGCGGTGAGTGCCGCGCTCGGGTCAAAATTACCAGCGTGGTAAATTACGTTTTCAGTTATGCCATCAACCGTATGTACGAATCCATTGGCGTCCGGCGTCCAAACCGCAACCTTATCCGCAACATCATTCTCTGCCTTGATATACAACCTCAGATCTTCGCTTCCTGGATTTAAAACATCAGCATAAATCCATAAACGATCTCCGCTGCCGACATCAAAATCATTTAATCCGAACTGCACTCCATTATCAGAACCATGAGGAACCTGTATTCTACGATCCGCCCTAAGTTTAGGAATAGCATCTTCGGTGACCAGCGACAACCCAAGACTAGCGGAATCAATATAATTTTTATCTAGGACCCATGTTTCGGTTGCTACGCTTGAATAGAAACTAGGATCATCCCCAATCGCCGCAGCAATTTCGTTTAACGTGTCTAGAGTTTCAGGTGCACCGTCAATCAGATTAGATATTTGATTCGTTACATAAGTTTCTGTGGCAAAGGTGCTCGAGAAAACAATCTGAGATTCGGCGATGGAAAGATCACTTTGAAACTGGGTTATATCCGCCGCTAAGAGCCCCGTAGTGTTCCACAGGGCAGTGTTGATATCATACCTAATGAATTGCCCGTCCAGTGGAGTTTCTGCTTGGACGTCCTGCAGTTCCATCAGGAGAGGCGAATTACCGCCGAGATTAATTTCATTAATCGCCGAAACCAGATCGCTATTCGCAGAGGTTGTTAAACTAACCAAGTCACCTTGATACGCGGCGACTTGGTTAAACTTGATTCGCCAAGAGTTGATTGTGTCTGTTAATTGTACTGCAACTATTGCCATTACTTATTCTCGATTAATTGTAATAGAAGGGTTTTAATCTCGCTAATTTCTTCTTTTAACTCTAAGACAGTTTGATTAATTTCTTCTTGTTCTTGGAGTTTTTTGCGTTTAATCAATTTCCTCGCTCGTGCCATTTCTATTTCATGACTGTCAACATTAACATATAATCCGGTTTCATTATTCTTAACAAGTCCTGGAAACCCATCAACTTTTAAATATTCACTCATATTTTATGTCGCCAGGAATTTGATTCTCAGGTCTTTGATCATCGGAACAGCAGATGAATTGGTAGACTTCATGACGATCTTGAACTGCGCTCTGTTAAACGAAGGTAAAGTACCGCCGATGCCTCCAGGCAATGCTTCTGCCTCGGAGAACGCAGAAGCAGAAGCACTATGTACTAATCTAGATTCTGTCGCTATACTTACCCAATTCAAATCCCTAATATTCTGCCCGTCCGTTCCTGTTCTATAATAGACTTCAATATCTGCTTCTGGCGGGAGGTTGTACTTAAACAACACCTGCGCGCCGACCGCATCATTCACCAAGTCATAGACGCTGGTGATATGTTTCGCGGCAGCAGTTCCATCCCTCGGATCTGTCTCTGCAACTGTATCTAGGTTTGAATTATTATCGATGCAATTCCCAACCAACGTTAACGAACAACGCTGGAGATCTACCACAGGAGACACATAATCGTTACCGCTCTTCAAGTCAACCTTAATAGTCGCCGAAGAATTACCAGACATGTATGCAGTTTCGTTTGTTCCGTTTGCTATAATTCTCGGATTGGCGTAGGTGTTATTCTCGTTAGACGAAATCCTGCTGAAGAACGTGTCTTGTACATATTTGGTTTCTGACCCAGATATAGATTTTCCGGTGGACAATTTACTCGAAACGACAACAGATGTTGAGTTCGGAATAATATTATCAGATTTAACATTCAGAACATCAAACTGGATATTTCTTCCTGCGACAACTTTCGCGCCGCCCACATAAGAACTGAGGGCAGCGTTGGTCCCGACATTAAACGAATATCCGTCAATGCCCGCCGCTGTAATAGTATGGTTACCATTTAACGCTGAACCTAAAATACCGGCATAAGTTGTTGCGGGTGTTAACCCTGAAATGATCGCCTGTTCGCCGACATCCAAACCGTGACACATGTGTTTCACAGTTACCACAGCACTGCCGTTCGTCGTTTTAATTGGGTTTTCTTTAAGGAGTTTTCCTGGAACACTAGCGTTGTTCAGTAATAAACTTCCGTTGGTTTTGAAACTTGCTCTTGACGTTGAGAACATCAAGTTCATCGCGCCCGAAGGATTCCAAGTAGTGCCAACCTGTGGCATAAAAAATTGACCAGTCGTTTCTTGTGAAGCAACTTTCTTCGAAGTCGAACCGAGAACATAGTCTTTAACGTCACCAACATATATCTTATAATCTGATGAAGGCGAACTGACAACTAATGCATATTCCGTCCAAGGACTCAGGTATATCGGTTCTTCGAATACAAAGGAAGTTGGACTCGAGGCGACAGTCGCGAGCAAAGTTGAAGACGTTTCAACAACAACATTAACGTCAGCGCTGTTAACCACAACTGATGATCCTGGTACAGCAATTTCTGTTGAAGGCGCGCCGTTAATAATTGGTCGAAGTTTCAACATTACGGGAAGATAATCATCCTTCGCGCTGAAGAATAAATTGATCTTCGTTAAGACCACACCGAACTGATTGTCCACATAAAAACTTTGTGCCATTGGGTTTTCAGATACCGATACCGCGTCAGTCGACGTTAATGACAATTGATTCGTATCAGTGTTAACATAGTCGGAAAGAATCACTGACATGTTTGCTGTATACGTGCTCGGGTTAACACCCGCGACTGCCTGTTGGTTTTCGCCAATCAAATGTGGTTGTTCCAACAGAATATCAGCAGGGTCAATTCCGTCGAGATAGTTTCTTATATCTCTACCTCTGTATGAAATCGGCATTGATGTATTGCTATACACCGCGGACACTGGTTCAACATCGCGAGTTGAAGTTACATTTTGTTGATTATTATCAAACACACCTGCCGTAGTGTAATGCGCAACCGCTTTACTTCCCGCAGCATTATAATCGTTTGTCGTGATATCTAATAGTTTGAATTCTTTTCTACCCGCGCGGAAACGATTAGTCGTCGTAGATGGAATAAAGAAGGAACCAATTATCTCGCCCTTTTGATCAGAGACTAAAGGAGTAGAACCATCAGGATGACTCACAATACCGAGATCAGCATAAGTTCCGCCAAGGTCGTCGTTTGTTTCTGATGCTCGTACAAAGGTAGATTCTTCGCGGCACCAATCGTCAAAACGTTTGCCGTCAAAGAAAGGAATGAATTTAGTGTTAGGTTTCAACCCAGAAACTTTAAAGAAGACTTTCTTTGAACGAATCCAAGGGACTAGAGCGACATCAACATAATTGTTACCGTATCGCGTGCGAATAGTTTCTGAAAAGAATACACGATTAACATGCCCTGCAGAAGAATGCCTGTCGCTGGGTTTTGCCGCAGATGACGTGTAAGTATCTTTCGCAGGTAAACCTGCTCGGGCGCCAACGCCGTTTTGGTTCCTAGGGTAAACTGATTCTGCAGGTTGATGTATATCTTCCCCGCTCCTTCCTGACCAGTTCCATTCCCATTCGTTCCAAAGCAATGCTTCGTTTGTATCGAAACGTGTTGCTCCATCAATAGCATGATTAGACCCGACTCCCGTCTGCTTCCAATCATCTGAGGCAGGAGAAAGAGTCAACTCGCCCACATATGCATGACTGTTGAAGGGGTTGATCGCAATTGATTTTGACGCGAGTGTGTTAAATTTCCATGACGCAGAGTCATACGACAAATACACATTATCACCCCGTACCACAACACCGCTCGATGAACCATTATCGATAACTAACCTGATGTTGTCTTCGTCGAATCCAGGACGTAGAGTTTTGCTTTCAGGGTCGATCGCTCCGGAGTATTCTTTCGAACCAGTATCAGAACCAATTTGATCGCTAAAATCATCAACCACAAATCCAGACTCTAATCTTAAATCGCCGTTTGAATCAAACAATTGAGATAGTTTACTTTCCATTTCTAGAAAACTTAACGAGGTAGATTGTTCTAGTTTATCAACCTTGTTTTCTAGGTCTCGAATATCTGCCATCGTATATCGTCGATGATCAACTTGAGTGACGCTGATGTCTTTAGCGTCGAACGTATTTGCATTAAGAACAACTTTGTACAATGTCAAAGCATTCTCGGGAGTTGCTTTGAATTTAGGATGTTCATCTTGCTCACCCATCAGTAACGAGAGTTCACCGTTCTGATCAATCAACACTTTATCCGCTCTTGGTAAATAGTATTCAACATCCGCAGTTAAGTTATTGGTGTTAGGCGGCAACTCTTTAGTGTTAGCAAACGTTCCGTCAGCATTTTTGTCTGGGCGAAAATCAACTACATTCCGCAGAGAAACTTTCGTGCCGTCTGTTTGTGTGTAAGTTGGAATATCTTTATAATCGATACCGCTGAAAGATTGCGAAGAATAGAAATTACCGGAAGCCGTTCTTGCAAAATATTTAAACTTAACAAAAATCGAAGTCGTCGGAGTGTCAGTCCCTTTTAGGATTAACCGCCCTTGCTCGTAGTAATTATCTCGCTGTCCGTCGTCTAACGTAAACATAGGAGATAGATCTTCGCCGTTAATATCGACAGATGTAATTTGACTAACCGAATAAATGTCGAAGAAACCAAGGTCGACATACTGCGTACCGTCCGGACCAGTCGTTAATGAATACTCATACTGATGTTCGACTAAATTCTTCATCGCAACCGCGCCGTTTGAATTGTTCACTACGGCATAGATTGTATAATCGCTGATTGATGAACCCAATCCTGATATTTGGGCAGTTTGATTGTTATTCGAAAGCGTAACCGTCAATGCTTCTCGCGTTGTCGAAGGACGTGCAGCAATCCAAGAAGATGTATCTGTAAAAGATTCTGTTCCACTAACAGTAATCGTTGCTATACCCGATGAATTTGTTGGAGATACGATCGCGCGTTGGGTGTTAATACTGATTGAAGTAATCGATCCTGGTCTTGGTCTTGGCAATGAGAACAATAAATTGTCGTTTGCAGCATCTTGCATTTTCAGACCTTGTACGGATGAAGCGACTGCAGTAAAATAATTATTTGCGTTTCCGACGCTGCGGATATCTCGTAATTGACCTGTGGTCATAACAACATCAAGAAGATATACTTTCAAATCCGCCCCATGCGTCTCGACCGATTTGATCTTTGCTGTGCCGGCGACGCCGGTAGCGTTCAGTTCTGTGTATAAATTAACAGAACTGAATAACGATGGTAAACCCTGATTGCCGTCGGCGATTAAATAATTTCCATAATCAACATTAATTGAATTGTTTTGTACTGTTTGAGTTTTGGTTGGTTTCGGAAACACTAACCGAGTCGACGATGGTGTGTGCGCTCTATGACCTTTAACATATGCAGTACCAGCAGATACCACTAAATCTAATTTAGATGCATCTGTGTTATCTTCCATATGCATGAAGAAAGGTTCTGAAATATAATTACCAGATTCTTCAAACGTTCTTTGTGCGAGAAGGTTTTTGATTTGATTATAATCTTCGAAAGAAGATACAGTATCGACAATGATGTTATTCTCAACTGACGCAACCTTGATGAAGGTTTCATCTGATTGCACGTCCGATTCTTCAATCAAAACCAAATTGATTCTGTATCGATCTGCACCAGGAGATGAAGTGTTCGGGTTGTCGCCAGCATTATCGTACAAAGTAGAATCGTCGTCGACAGTTACAATATCCTGTACTACTTTATATCCAACCGAAGCATTGATACCACTGCTTGTATATTTGCTCAAGAAAATACTTTGTTTACTAGCATGGACAAAATGACCGAGCGCAAAAAAGTCGCCCTCGTCGATGGTAAATTCAGTTCCGCTTCCGACTTCAGAGACGGTCATTGACCAACCGCCGCCGACTAAAATCTCTCCAGGAATAAATTCTGTGGTGGTTGCGCCCGTATTTTCAGTACCCTGAGAGGTGTATTGGACATAAACAGTATTTGGATCAGAGTTCACTGCAGAAACAGCAAGGATTATCTTCGCCGTAATTCCTGTGGCGCTGCCTGTGACTGTTAATCCAGCGGGTATTCCTGAAAAAGAAGTTTGACCAGATGGCGCCGAGAAAGCAGAAATTTTAGCAAACCGTTTCTTCGAGTTAATGTGGGTCGAACCGGCATTAACCGCAGCGCCGCCTTTAAAGACGTTCTCACCGAGTCTTTGCATTTCTTTTTGAAGGATAGTTTGAAGTTGCGTTAATTCTCTTGCTTGCAGCGCTTTACCGCTCCTGAAAAGAATTTTATGAAATCCCTTTCCTTCGTCCCAATCATCCTTATAGGTTGTTGAGAGAGTATTCTTATTGTACGTCGTTGGCATATGTCACCTTACAGTTTAATTACAACTTTAACATCTTCAGTTTGATTTGGATCTCTAGTCACTGCCGCGATGTTGTTAATATAAATCATGTCACCAGAATATATATCAACATCTGGAGCAACGATTCCACCGACCGCAAGTAATGTTCCTGACCCAGATCCCACACCTTCTTCTGCGGATATTGTTTCTCCTGCGTTAAAAGGTGTGAAACCTGTTGTTTGGTTTTGATAAATCCACGCTACAGTATCATAATGGACCAAGTATGCTTTAGCGCCGGAAGTTTGCCCGACGATTACGCGGTCGCTCAAGAAATTATTGGTTACGCTAGAAAATTGTAATTTCTGCATGGCATTACCAGATTGATTAGTAAAATCCGTATTAAGAACTGAATTGTATTCTTTGGGATTTTTAATTAATGCGACTTGCCTAAAATCATTTTCTGAAAGTATCGTGTTGTTTTCTGTGTTTTCAAAATCTGAGTGGAACATCAACGCGTCGCATCGTAGTGTTTTAGTCGGGTCTTCTGAAACCCCAGCAGATGGTCCAAGAACAGCACGAACAGTAGCACCGTTTCCGGTTCCGACGACCGTAACTGCAGAGTTTCTATAACCCGAACCATTTAAAATGTTACCCGCATTGTCTGAATCTAATTTAACGTGCGTAATTGTACCGCCAGATAAATTTGCAGAAGCGGCCGCGCCAACACCGTCCTCGGAAAAATTAAACGTAACTGTTCCTGTGTAACCGGACCCTTGAGATAACACTTCAACGCCGAGAATCGCGCCAGAGACTGCAGAATCTTGTAATTTCTTTTGTTCTACTTCTACAGCAGATATTGCTGCATCATCAGTAGCGATGTGTTGAACAGGAATAAAATTACTTGTCATAAAACTGTTAGCATCTCCTGGACCGACTTGATACAAGTATTGCCAAACATATCCATCTGATGTGGTGAACGGTTTTGATACAACGCCCGTGGGTTTAACAGTAGAAGGAATGGTAGCGCCGATAGAGTTTTTCGCTTGTTCTAAACACACGTAGACTCGAAGGTTGTCGTTCATGACATAATATGGGTTCGCAGCAACATTGATTTCGCTCAACTGGTCGCTGTATGCGTAATACGTTGTTCCCGAAGTCCAGTTAACGCGAGGAATGACCAGCGATGCGCCGAAAACTCTTTTATATGACATCAATGAATGTCGAGTCGTCTGTACAAAACTAAAAGCAGCAATATCGCTGTCTGATGTTACTGGAGGAGTATCGGTAGCATTCCAAACATCAGAACGCCCGATCGCAAGATAATAATTATCCTGTCCGTCTAGAACATTCGTCTTTAACGATTGGAGGAGATTGCTTTTGAATGAATAAGTAACTGTCGCGGTCATTATTACGTTCTCTTTAAATGATATTGATTGTATTTCCCATCGCGGGATGATTTGTGCATTGATAATAGAGTGTCGATGGGGCAGACATTGTCGGGGTAAAGATAACGGTT